GATTTACTCCTTTTCGAATTCCGTTATATGCAGGACAAGTTTGCGTGAACGCGCCGAAGATGTTGTCAGAAACCCTCTGAATTTCAAACGGCTTCCGAGCTCCACCTCATTGAGAGCCTTAGCAGCCGGACCGACTGCCGCCGCTTCTGCGGAAAAGCTCAGTTTTCTATCCGATCCGGCTTCTTGGACCACCGACATATGGCGGATGGCCAGGTCAAGAATGGGAACAGAAGCTAAGGTGTAGCGGATGACGTCTTTCTTTTCAAGAATTCCGTCCAGTTCGAACGAGTTCACCTCGCAGTCCTAAATTAAGCCTGGGCTTCAGCCGGGGCTTCTTCAGCAGCAGCGCTGGCAGCCTTACGGGCTTCTTCTTTCTCGACAGCCTTCATCATCGGAGAAGGTTCTGTCTCAGCCTTCTTCATTTTCACGGTGAGGTGACGAAGAACGGCGTCGTTGTAACGGAAATTGTTTTCGAGTTCTTCAAGAACTTCGGGGCCGCATTCGATGTTCATCAGAACATAGTGGGCTTTCACGAGTTTCTCGATCGGGTAAGCCAGCTGACGACGGCCCCAATCTTCGAGACGGTGAATCTTACCGCCGTGGCTTTCCACAGCAGCCTTGTAACGCTCAATCATCGCCGGAACCTGTTCGCTCTGATCAGGATGGACGATGAAGCAAATCTCATAGTGACGCATTGAACCTCCTTATGGGAAATAGTCGCCCGGAGCGTCTTCCGGTGTGACAAGGACTAGAAAGTGCGTGATTCTACACCACTTTCAGTAGAAAAAATCCTGATTACTAAATTAGTTACGAAAAACAAGTCGAGGAATAGCCTTAATGAAAATGAGATGCCTGCTTGCTTAGCCTATTACTCTACGAACATCCGGGTTGAATGGTGTGTGCTGCGTTTTCTACTATTCGAATCGACCTATTAGTTCTAATAGTTGAACCTTCCTTGAGTACTCCTGAAGAGAAATTATTTCTCCGGTGTTCGTTAATCGTTGCAAAAAACACATTGGCTACACCTGTCTTTCATGGAGGAGCCGCTTTTCCCATCAGATAGGGCTCCGTGCCGGGATCTGTAGGAAAGGACTTGCAACAGATCAAAAAATCGAGGCCGTGATTTAGCACGACCTCTGACTTAGCAAACTTCAGATTCCGCTTAAGGCGGATACTGATCAGCCAACAGTACGCTGACGCACGGTTTCAAACAAACAAATACCGGCAGCAACGGAAACATTCAGACTTTCGACCGTTCCCAGCATCGGAATCTTCGCCAAGTCACTGCAGCGGCGGCGCGTCAATTGACGAAGACCGTCGCCTTCGGCGCCGAGTACCCAGCCGAAAGCGCCCTTTTGATCAAATTCATAAATGGTCTTTTGAGCTTCACCGGCTGTGCCGATGATCGGAACACCAGCGTCAACGAGCTCAACAATCGAACCCGCCAAATTCGTAACTCGCACAATCGGAACGGTTTCAGATGCGCCGGCGCTGGCCTTCACTGCCGCAGCCGTTAATGTGGCGGAGCGGTCTTTCGGCGTGATTACGGCAGATACTCCTGCCGCATCAGCGACACGGAGGCAGGCACCGAAATTGCGCGGATCGGTCACGCCGTCCAAAAGCAGTAGAAGCGGATTACCGGCGAGATTATCCATCAATGTGTCGAAGGACATGCCGATATCGATCGGTGCAGCTAAAGCAATCAAACCCTGATGCGGAACTTCATGAGAAAAGCCGTCCAGGCGATTGTTGTCGGCCTGCATCAAACGAATGCCGGCCTTTTCAATCTCTTCAATCATCCTGCGCATACGCTGATCGCGGCGCTTCGGATCATAGTAGACGATGCGAATCGACGAAGAATCGCGTTTCATTCTCGAGGACACGGCATGGAAGCCGGCTAGGACTGTATCTTCTTTTTTCATGAGCGTTTCTTTGCAACAGACGGTGCTTTCTTCGTTTTTCTCGCTGCCGGCTTACGCGGTGCGGCAGAAGATTTTACGGTTTTCCTTTTGGCTTCGGTCTTCGGCCTGCTTTGACGATTCTTCGAAACCAAAGCGAATTCTATTCTTCTTGCGTCGAGATCGCAGCGGGCAACCTTAACAGTGAGCTCGTCGCCCAAGCGATAACGCAACCCGGAGTCTTCGCCGTAAATTTCATTGGACTTATCGTCAAAGACGAAGTAATCATCCCCAAGGCCGGAAATATGAATCGCGCCTTCGACATACAAGTCTTCAAGCGTCACAAAGATTGCAAAGGGACTTACACCCGAAATCACGCCTTTAAAGACCTGGCCGAGTTTCTTCTGCATATAGTTGCATTTCAGCCAAGCCATTACATCGTAACTGGCTTCATCGGCACGGCGTTCATGGGCAGAACACAGAAGGCCGAGCTTTTCCCACAAGTCGATATGCGCAACCTTCTTCTTGTCATCGGGTTTTGCCTTGCAGATGATTTCTCTTGTCTGAACCGGAACATCCGCTTCATTGGGTTCAACCAAAATCTTCGGCACGTATTTCCGGCGCCGTAAGATACCTCGGATAGCGCGATGCACCAGCAAGTCAGGATAACGGCGGATCGGTGAGGTGAAGTGCGTATAAGCATCATAAGCCAGGCCGAAGTGACCGACGTTATGCGGGCTGTAGACGGCCTGCTGCATGGAGCGCAGCAAAATCGTCTGAATCATTGCCTTATCCGGACGATCAGCGATCGATTCCAGCACCTTGGCATAGTCTCCCGGAGTGGGGGAATCTCCGCCGGGCAGCGTCACGCCGAACGGCGCCAAAGTTGCCCTGGCTTTTTCCAGACGATCCTGGCTGGGCGGTTCATGGACACGGTAGAGACACGGAGCCTTATTCTTCTGCAGGAAGTCGGCTGCACAGGTGTTTGCCACCAGCATCATTTCCTCAATGAGGCGATGAGCGTCATTGCGTTCGCGCGGCAGAATCTGTTCGATCTTGCCCTGCTCATTGGCGACAATATAAGTTTCAACCGTCTCAAAATCCATCGCGCCGCGCAATTCACGGCTCTTGATCAGATTCTTGTAAAGATCATAGAGATCCTGGACGTTGCCAAGCACGTGTTCCATGACCTTGGCTTCAGGACCGTTCGGGTTGCAGAGTGCGGCCCAAACATTGTCATAAATCAGTCGTGCCGCCGAACGAATCACAGCTGGGTAGAACTGGTAGGCTTCTACCAATCCGTTGGCGCCAATGATCGCGTCGCACACCATGGTGCAGCGGTCAACCTGCGGATTCAAAGAACACAAGCCGTTAGAAAGCTCTTCCGGCAGCATCGGGATAACGCGTCTCGGGAAGTAGACACTCGTTGTTCTTAACTGAGCGTCCTTATCAATAGAGCAACCGGGTTTGACGTAATGAGAAACATCGGCAATGGCTACGAGCAGACGGAATTTGCCTTCTTCCACAGGTAAGCAGTAAACAGCATCGTCGAAGTCTTTGGCATCTGCGCCGTCAATCGTCACAAACGGAATATCACGGAGGTCTACTCTATCTCGAAGATCGGACTTCGTTACAGAGTCAGAGAAACGCTTAATTTCTTTCTTTGTTTCTTCGGAGAACTTGTAGGGAAGATCGAATTTACGAACCGCGATTTCTGTTTCCATTCCCGGCTCGTCGATCGTTCCCAAAATTTCGACTACGTGGCCGACAGGACTATTAGTGAGAAGGCCTTTATCTTCAAGTTCGGCCACGACGATCTGAGAAGGCGTTGCGCCTAAAGAGCGGCCCGGTGCAATTAAGATCGTTTTGCAAATTCTTGCGTCTTCAGGCACCACAATTCCGACGCCGCGTCTCAGTTCAAAGCGGCCGACAATGCGTTTTAACTTGCGATCGGCAAGTTCGACGATATCGGCTAAAACTCGACCCCTGTAGTCGGTTCCTGCTTCTCTAGCGACAACAATATCTCCGGGAAGAACTTTGGTCATTTCTTCCGGAGAGATGTACATATCGGGAACGTCTTCTTCGCAAATCAGGAATCCGAATCCGTCACGGTGTCCCTGCACCACGCCGGTATGAAGTTTGGCAGAAGAGGTCAGGAGAACAATGTCTTCCCGATTCGTAAAGATTCTTCCTGCCTCTTTCAATTTATTGAAAGCGCGATCAAAGACCTCAGAGGAGATGCCCTTATGAGAAAGCATCACATACTCTTTCAGGTCGTCCATTTCCATCGGGAATCCGGCCGTCCTCAATTCCCGTTCAATTGCCTTTTCAGCCGCTTCCACTCCGGCAGCCAGGATGGCACGCTGCGGCTTAGCAGAAGTCAACGCAGACTTCTGTGTGGTTTTATTCTTCGCAGTAATTTTGAGCCTCAACTAATTAATGTTGATCCTATTTATGCTGGATTGTAATTGCTGAGGTTGCTAACAAAGTCCTAAGATCGCTCAGAGTGGAGATATTTGATTTCGGCCTTCAGGTACTAAAAATATCAATCCAAATTAAGCACATCCAGCATTCCGAGTCCGCGGAACTGGGGAAGAAGCAGAATTAACAGAACAACAATCAAAAGAAAGACCAGTCCGTAGGCAAACTGATGATCCGTTAACTGCCTGAAGAAACGGTATTGGCCTCCCGACGGATTCTGTTCATAGCGGTAGCCTGAGACTTGGAAGTTTTCAGGGAGCTCTGTTTCCCGGTAATAATCGTTCAGACGATATTCATTCCAAACTTTGGGATCTTTTTGACTTCCGAAAGTATCCAGATCTCCGGGCCTTCGAAGATCTCTCAGATAAATCGGACGACGCTCAATGATTTCCTCTCTTTTACGAAAGCGGATGCCCTGTTCATCCAAAAGCTTCTCGTAAGCCAAATCATGTTTCTTCTGCAGATTGGCGAGAAAACGATAAGCTTTTTCGTCCGCTTGGTATTGGCTATCAGCCTTAATCGTGAAGCATTGGTTTTCCAGATAAACCGATTCGTAATAGGGAATCGGATAAAACTCGGTCGACGAAACAGCCTTAGGGACGCAATAACGAAAAAGCACAGAAACACCGCATGGAAAATTGAAGTTGAATCAAGACCGGCTGTATTGCCGCCTGAACTTGAAAAAGGATTCTAACGACAAAGCGTCGGCTTAAGAAATGTTTCTGCCGACTGCGCCTTTGGCACAAAAAGACGGCTCCTTTGCCTATTTTTATCTATGTGAAATCGGTTCGCCTAGAACGAGACGCAGGAAAATTCGGGTCTCGGTGCCGGTTTGGCTCAGCGTTTCTAACGTAGAAACAGCGTGATAAGTGATTTTTGCCTTGGAGACTTCTCAGTCTTCAAGGCTTTTTAGTATTTCAGATCAGAAAAAAGTACGATCAAGCAGGATTACTTTCGAAAAAGATTTGCTCAGACAAAGTTTTGGGGTAGTTGTAGGTATCCGCTTCATCCATACATCCTCTCAGCCAGCGGTAGTACGGTCCAAAAGCTCGGGACTCACGAGTACGAATTCTCAGTCTCGCTCCCATTTTTTCTCCCGAACCCAGTTATGAAGTACTTTGTCGAGCCAAACCGAAGAGCAGTTAGTGACCAGAACCTGATATTTTCTCGTCAAAGGAACCGGCATTCGAATCATCTTTCGGCCTTCTCTGTTAAAAACCTTGTGCCGAAGTTGAGCGCCCAAGTCGAAGTAAATGCCTTTAGCTTGTCTTCCTTACTCAATAGCGATAAACAGCAGACGCCCACTCGATCAGAGAGACTGGCAAGTTCAAACTGAACTTGCAGCAGTTCGTTGATTAGACTGTCTTGCTTGGCGAGTTCCGCCAAAATATTCCGCGGAACATAAGCGACTTCGGCATTTGTGATCGCTAAGTAGTGTCCGGCTCGGGCCGTCAGGAGAAGAAATTCAAGTTACCGGCCGCCAAATGACCAGGTGTGGAAAGCGCAATTGCAGGACTGTCTCCTTTTGTTGAGCCGATCGCACGAGCAGTCACGCCTCTAGTAGCGAGGACCACGTGGTCAACACGTTCACCTGGAGAAAATACTCTTTCTTCTTTCAGCGTTTTGGAAAGACCTAATCTCAAGAAAATCCTCACCAGCACCGGATGAAGGCGATGATGGATCCAAGGCATTACCGGAACTTTAGAAAAAATGGCTCCTGTCGAGTTCGCATTGTTTTTACCTTGAACAATCGATACGTACCAATTTTGAGTGAACCTTGCCATAAGCTCTTTCCAACTAACCTTAGTAACGTGAACCATGCAGAAGCTAGGCAATCATCGAAGGGATGATTAATTTTCACCCTAAGGAATTCCTACGATTCGTCAATAATGGAACGCGTTTTTACCGTAATTAACCCCAAATTAAGTTAAGGATTTGCGTAAAAAGGCTATTAACCTCTCCAAATACTCATGAATTATCGAGAACTAAAAGTCAAATCTGAAACCGTCTCTTTAGAAAGAACGGAAGCATCGAGCGCTTTAGGTCGCGCAAATAGAATTGAAAGTGAGAATTTAAACTAACCACGCAACCCGCTAATGAAATGAAGGCTCGGATAGTTCTAGGGATTTTTGGGACAAAGAAAAACCCCGCAAATCTACGGGGTCTTAAGAATTAGGCCTGGTGCCCGGGACTGGCACCACATTTTAAATACTATTCAACAAGTTAGATTTAACGGTTCCGTTTAATTTCCGTTATATGGATGTAAAACGGAAATTTTCGGTTGTTGTATAAAAGACGAAAGGGCCACTCAGGGCCCTCTCTATCCCCGCTTTCGCGGGGAACTATATTTAGTAGTGTCTTGTATATAACAACTACTCAGATCATCCCCGCTTTCGCGGGGAACTTATCGGCAGGAGGTCTCGATCAACTGACCTCCAAACGGTTCAATGAACATGGGAAGAATAGCACGACATCTCGAAAAAATCTCTACTGTTACAATTTTCTTATTTATGTATTGACACAATACATTATAAGGAATAAAATACAAACATACTCGATAAGGAGATTGGAAATGAAGCAAACAAAGACCCTCACTGAAGTAAAAATGAGAATGGAAATGAGAGGCTGGACACATTCCCAGGAAATCACGATCAATAATGAATATGACTATAACGGTCATGTAATCGAAGGCATAGCCGAAATTACATCTCACAATCCTCTGGTTCCGTTTGATATTCACTATAACGAAGGATTCAAATACAACGTCGACAAAGACGAGCTCACGATTCAAAAAGACGATTCTCTTTCCGGTCTTTGGTGGTTCACTCCTGATTTCGATGTCATCGACATGAAAGGAGAAGTGATTGATTCCTTTGATTTAGACAAACAAGGCTTTAGGCCCGAGTTCTCTAACATTGATTACTCAAAAATGATCGAAGCAGCCAAGGGAAGCCAGGAATGACAGAAAAGAAAACTGTAGGAGCACCACGAAAAACTCCGGACGGAGGCCAGCGCGTGACATTCTACCTACCTAAACACATCGTTTCTTGGATTCGTGAACACGGAGGGTCCAGATGGATCAGAGAACAAGTTGAAAAAGAAATTGATGATTTAAAATCTAAATAATGTTTCAGTTGTTGAAAGAATGTTAGGTTGAGGCGCAGTTAGCGCCTCTTTTGCTTTTTATTTACGACAGCAGCACTTCTTCTCGTCAAAATATTTCCGCTCTGCGACTTCGCCCTGCTTACCGATGTTGAAAGAAGAAATCGGACGATGGTAGCCCATCACGCGGGTCCAGATTTCGCACGGAGTTCTTTCGATGTTTTTAATCCCGTATTTCTCTAAATCGTTCGTCATAGTTTCTCCCGTTTCATTGAAGAAAAGTTAAACCTTCATCAGCCTAGATCAATTACCACATGTCACTAAGCTGGGTTCCGTCCGGTACGTAAAGCGGATGTCTTGGCTCTCCCCCCTCATTCATAGCCAAACACTTGATATTGTGCCCACGGAACCTTTCTCTGAACTGAGCACTTCGATCAAGATAGGAACCAAAGTTTCCCCAAGCCGCCACGACAATATCTGCTGACTTAATAAGTTTGTCCAAATACTTGTCATTCTCAGGTCCGACTGGATCCGAAGCCTTGATAAGGTCACTCTGTTTTTTTGATCTGAAGGCAAAAAGGTTGCCAACTAGAAGACGGCCTGCGCCAAATTGACGGGCAAAATTGATCATACGGCGGACTGTCGCATCATCTTCTACAGCATCGGCAGTGGAGGGATTAAGACAGACAAAAAGGACTGTCGGTTTGTCCTCGTCCCACGTGCGCTCTAATGAATATCGATACAAGCCGTCTTGTGAAATTACAGCAGATTTTTTAATAATGTCAGGCATCATTCATCCTCCTTGGTTAGTTCGCTACTGTAGCGCCTTTCTACAGTATTCAACAGGGCCTCGAACTTCTTGCAGTAATCGTCGACACTCTTCTCCCAACTGCAAACATCGAACTGTGTCTCGATCGGAAGTGGTCTTGGCTCTCTTTTCAAGACTGGCGATGCGGGAGCGCATGCGGTCAGAGTCAGCGCGAGCATTAGATTCAGCAGCACGCATCTCAGCGAGAGCAATTGCCTGATTTTTGTATTGTGTCTCATAGTTTTTGACTGTTGCTGTGAGTTCTGAGATTTGAGTTCGAGCTATTTTCAACTGCTCAGAATTCTGGCCATTGTGAAGGCCGAAAAAATAAACGCCAGCAACTATCAAAGCGCCGGCGCCTATTTTTAACAATTCAAAAGGATTCATCACATCAATTTCACCTCATCTTCTCGGCGATTCATTAAGCCCGGGAGGATTTCATACATCTGTTTACCGTGCTCATCCTTAACCAGATTTCCATTCCTGTCTCTGATTTTCTTTTTCGCAAAAGATCGAAATCCTTCTCTTGCCAACTCAAGTTTTCCGGAATTCAAATATCCGAGCGTCTTAGATTCGGCAACTGCGTTCACTCCCAGATTGAAGGCTAAATCTAATAGAGCAATGTACTGGCCCTCAGTCAGTTTGCAAGTGACATAAGGGGCCAAGCCCTCGGCGTGCTCGATCAAATCATCGCGAATCAGCTTTTCGGCCTCTTGTCTGGTGATTGTTTGGCCCGATTTAACTCCTTTTGTGTGTCCATAGCCGATAGTGAGAGTGCCTCCCGGACAACGGTAGGCCTTCAATCGCAGACCCTCCCACTTCTTAACAAAATCCTCTGCGATGAGAGGGTTCCATTGAGAAAACGCTAATTTTTCCTCATTCATTTTGATTCCCTCCTAAATGAACCTTTCCTTTGATGCGTTTTTCGTGTTCAGTTTGAACGGTCTCCAACATTTCTCTGATTCTGTGGGGAATAATTTGACCGAACCCTGCTTTCTCAACGTTTTCCAGAATTGAGATCAGCTCATTCAACGAGAGAGCACCGATAGCCCACGCTCCAATCCAAGGCTCATTGAATATCTGGTCTACCCCATGAAATCCGATTGCAATCATGAGAATGATGAATTTCCGGATAAGGCCCTTGAGCCCTACTCTGCTTGACCATGTTCCGGTTCTGGCTGACGCCACGATTCCGCTCAGGTAGTCGAAGACCACAAATCCAAACAACCAGTAGAAGAGGTTCTGATGTTCCCCCATGAGACTGCTAATAAGGGAAGTAAAACATCCGGCAATAGTTAAAAAGAAACTCTTGAGAACTCCGGGATCGAAACTATTCAAACGGCTTAAAAATTGATCCCACATCTCTCAATCTCCCAAGATCGTCGATTTTGTAGATGCATTTTTCCTCCGATATGTAGATAAAAAAGAAAAGCCCCTCACTTCGAGGGGCGGAGCGGTTAGCCTCCAATGGACGGAATAAATCTGATTACAGTTCCTTCAGTTTGGCCAATCTTGGTATAGATGACTATTTGCCAACTATCTCCCTTTGCACACGGGAGTATTAAGTGAGGCCACTGTAAATAGTTTTTGTCCGATTCACCGTTTTCTAAACGAACGGAAATACCTGAGCGATTATTTTTGAGCATTGCCGATTTAATGAAGTTTCCGCATGTCACGAAAACCCAGCCGTTATGAGGAGCCGTGTTAGCCACAACCATATCGCCAATATAATTGTTGTAATAATCAATCCTCTTGGCATAATCCCCGGCCATAGGCTGAGCGGCTATGAACTCCGTGTCACTTTTCTTCACGAACTTGGAGAGGAGGAGCGCTAAAACTGATTTCAGCATGACGCACCTCCTACAAGTGAAGTGCTACGCTGCCCCTTCGCTGGGAACGAATTTTGCTTCAAGCGGTTGCTGATCGTCCGTCTCGCAATAGAGACTAACGGTATTCCCCTTCCGAACCGGAGTTGTAATTCTGAGATAACCGTGAGAGTTAACGCAACACGTTCCCAACTTTCCAGTAATGCCGACATTGACCGATGGTCGGTTTCCGCCGAATGTAATCCATCCATCACTTGGAGGCGTATAAAGTTGAGCCTGAGCGTGGTTAACAAAGAACGTTGTTCCGGGATTTGGGTTTGAGAAAAGACCTTGACTTCCGACCCATTCCTTCTTGCACTGCAAGAATTTCTCCGCAAAGAGCTGTACCAATGACTTAAGCATAGGCCACCTCCTTGCAGAAGAGCGTCTTTAAGAGCCAGATACCCCCCCCACCGACTAGCTTATAAAATGTTGCAGATATAGTTTCTCCACCTATTTCAAAAATTATTTTTTTGCCCTTAGATATAGGAACAAATGCTTTGGCCTGGCGATTAGTGGACGGATAGCTGTTTGTTTGTAAGCATTGTCCGTAAACATTAACGCCTCCGTTTCTAGCGGTGATGAAATTGATATATCCATCGGCTGGAGCAATGTAGGTATTAGTTCCTTCTGTGATAGAGATAGCAATGCCGTCTGAATGATTGGGCAACGCTAAAGCAGCAATTTCAGCGGCGTCTTTCTTGCTGTAGAACTTGGAAAGCAGGAGGCTCAGAATGTTTTTCAGCATAATGCGCCTCCCACTTCCAGATTATTTATCGCAGCCGATAGCCGGCGAGAACCATAATTCTTGGATTGAATTTGCCTCATTAGCGATAACGACCTTGCAGCCTTTTCTAACAGGAATAATTTCTGAGTATGTAGTAAGTCCTTCAGTAAAGCCCACGCAAAGCCTTGCAAAGATTGACTTAGTTGCGTTAAGGGCATAAACATCAATAAATTTTCCTGTGTTTGAAGAGTTTTTGTAAATGCCAATGTATCCATCGTGAGGAGGGATATATTGGGTAAGCGCAGTTGACAACTGCACCCTCCTTTCTGGAAAGCCTTGGGATGCAACCCATTCGGATTTACTTTGCAAAAACTTCTCAGCAAAAAGTTGAATGAGGGCCTTAAGCATGACAGAGCCCTCCAAACAAAGAGATTACCCCCCCCCGATTAAACGGTTGAAAGATATAACAATGTTTTCGATGTTGGACCCGTAAATCTCCACGGTTTTTCCTTTTTGAACTGGAAGGTTGCAAGCCATTCCTTGATAATTATCTTGAGTTGCCGTAATAACCGTCGGATTATTTTCCAGCGGTAGAGAAGCAATCTGAGCCGCAGCGCTTTCCATTGAACGACCACGGAATGTTACATATCCATCGTCAGGTGCCGTGAAGGTTGTAATGGTTCCCCATGAACTTATAGTAGTTTTTGAAGCGATATTTACAGGTTGGTCTGAGGGCATCGCCTGACGTGCCACAAGACTTGATTCTTCCTTGCTATAAAACTTTGTTAGGAGGAGAGCAAACAAATTTTTTAACATGCTTCTCCTCCAGATGCGAAATTATTTAGACGATTCGTTACGAACGAAGACAAGATTTCCTGTGCTTGAGTAAGTACCAAGATCAACGATGATGGTGTCTCCTTTCTGGATTGGAATTGAAGCCCATTTCCACCCAGTAGTGGCGTTAGTGAGATAGCTGACCTTTCTTGTGGAGTTTTCAAGCCTGAACCACTGATTGGAAGGTGCATTATTTCCGCCAATCTGAAACACTGCCCAACCGCTAAAAGGGGCAATGAGATTTTGTTGTCCCCCTCCGGCAATTGATTGATTTTGAGCTGTTGCGCTCGGTCCGCATTGATAGGCAATGTCTGGATATTTATTTTCCAGAAACCTCTCTGCAAATAATTGGATAAGGCTCTTAAGCATACTGAACCTCCATAAAGAAGTTCAACAAATTTACCCCCCCCCGTTCCAATTGAGGATATAAATCTCCACTGCCAACTGTTTTGGTTATACAACGATATGTTAACCGTATCCCCTTTAGCGACTGGAATCATCGCTGCCTGGGTCCATGAAGGCACAGAAACTTCCTGCGGTCCGCCTTGAACAGATAGACCGTTGCGAAGAAGTTGTAGGTTAAAACCACCAACATTCATCGCAGTAGATGAAGCGGTAACAAAGCCATCGGCGGGACAAATGTATTCCTGACCTGAAATAGCTATGTCTATTCTTCCCGGAGCAGCATTGTGAGCCGCTTCGCTCGGTGTAGTCCTTGTATTCAATAGTAATTGAAGTAACTGTTTTAGCATTTAAGCTCCTTTTCCGGGGCTTAAATGCCCCGTGTTAGTTTGGTGTTAACTTGAAAATTCTTAAGAAGTTTCCAGACCCGCCTAAGGTGTATCCGATCTCATCACCTTTTCTTGCAAAGATAGAAATCGCTGCGTTGTAAGATGACCTCCTAACTGTATATAAAGACGTCGGAGAGGGTTGTCCCACAATAGATAGCTGGACGGGCTGAACTTCCTGTCCTGAGTCGGTATTTGTGGATACCCCGACTATCAGCGCGTCATAGGGGAGGACATACCTGCCCGTGCTTACCCAAGTTGGTCCTGTGCTATCAGGCACACTTACCTGAACATATGACGAGTAATCAGGCACACCTAGGCTGGAAGCGTCAACTCCATAAACTGTAGTACCCCCCCCCGCTTACAGCGCGTTTAGGCACAAACAGACTGCACAGCAAACTGGCTAATTCTTTAAGCATGGAAAAAACCTCCTTGTCTCATAGAGTTGCGGGCATCAACTGCCTGTTCTAATTCATAGGCCAAAGCATCCGGAAATTCCGGGTAGCCGATAAAAGGAAAACCTGGTTGATCCGGAAGATCTTTGAGCGCTTGTCGATAATCCAATAATTCCTGCCGATCTTGGTCTGTTAATTGAGCTCTCTTTGCCCTGGCTGCTGACTGCACGGTAATGTCAGGGAGCTGGACGTATTTGTCGGTGTCAGAAATTCGAGCATTACGCTCTCCTCTAACCTCAAGCTCGTAACGCTTCTTGATAAAGTTATCATCCAGTTCCGGGAGCTCCGCCGATAAATAGAAATTCCCGTCAGCGCTCTGAAAATAACCTTTAGGACTGGGCTCCATTTTCCAGAAGTTGATTATGGTGCCATCACCCCTTTTGAATTTTTCAGAAAGCTTGTAATGACTCTTGGCGAACGCCTCGTCCTTCGGATCAGTAAAGGCATGCTGACCGGGAGAATTGGAAGAGACTACAACTTTACCGTCTGAGTCCTTCAGTGAGTATTTTGCCAGCGGCTGGCTCATTGCCTTGGCGAGCATTTCCTGCCTAACTTGTTCTAAGGTCTTCATTGTTTATCCTTCGGAATTGTTTAATTTGTCGATGGCGTTTCTGACTCAGCAGCGTTTTTGGCGTCATCAATTTCTTGCTGGGTACCACCGTTTTCAAGGATCAGTTCTTCGAGAATCGGGCAAACGTAATCATCAACACGGCCGTCAAAGCTACTGTCTGCCCAAGCATTTACTCCGGCACCAAATGCAATATTGTCTCTGGCCGTCTGCTGCTGAGTTGTGGTTAATGACTGACTTGCCTGATATGAAACAGAAGGCGTGAGGTCTGTGTAATCTGCAGATAAGAGCGCTGTTCCGGCCGAAGAATCAACCGAAGCGATCGTAAACATTCGGCCATCGGTTCCAACAACTGTATCTCCGGCCTTGATGTTTCCCTGTGGCTTAAGATCAGCTATCTGGATCGTTCCGGATACGGTTAAAGCCTGGTTGATCACGCGCACCGCATAAGCACTTGCGGCCGCTTCAAGGGCTTTCGTTTCTGCAGTTTGTGCTGCTGTCTGAGCAGTAGTTGCCGCTGTCTGAGCCGTCTCTGCGTTACCCTGTGCTGTCTCTGCCGCCTGCTGTGCGGCTTGTGCAGTTTGCACTGCCTGTGCCGCATTGTTAGCCGCAGTTTGTGCGCTCGTCGCAGAACCCTGAGCGGCTGTCTGTGCCGCAGAAGCAGATGTTTGGGCACTGTTAGCCGTATTAACTGCGATCGTTGAGGCGTCGACCGCGGACTTAGATTGCGCAATTGCGGTCTGGATGTCAGCATCCCAATCATCGACAGTCTGCTTTAGAGTCGCAACCTTCTCATTTGCCGCATTCGCCTCTGCCAAGGCATTCGAAGATGTTGAGTTAGCGGTCTGTGCAGTTTGCCTGGCCTCTTTAGCGATTGACAGAGCCTCTTCGGAATTATCTGAAGCCTGATCTGCATATTGGCCAATGTTGTTAATCGCATCTTCCGTCTGCTGCAGAACTTCCGGGCCGCTTATTACTCCGGTACCCGTCGGCGTGTAGTGAAATTGAAATTTCTTATTTGCCATGATCTTTTACTCCGGCAACCTGAGAAAGTATGCAAGGGTGTAAAACGGAGGTTCGTTTGAAACTCCCGTAATCGCGACATTTGCATTTAGCGTGTGCGTGTGGGTTTGACCGCTGCCGGTATTCCCAATCGAAAGGGAATGGGTATGAGCTCCATTAGTCGACGTTTGTCCGGACCAAGTTTTAGAGGCGTCAAAACTAAGATCATTTTGATTGCCATTGTTTCCTTCTGATTTGTTGGCGTTACCGGCGCCGCTTCTAGTGAATGCTCCGCTGGCCCCATAGCATTCGTTCTCTCCCCAGAATGATCCGGTGATGTTCATTGTTCCACGGGTATGAGCATGGTTTCCTGCGCTATTAGCGCTTCCGGTATGCGTATGGACAGGTAACTGTGCAACAGTGAGAGCCGTTCCTCCAATTGTTCCGTTGACGGCAAGATCTTGAATTTCGATCGTTGCAGATCCGCCCGTTGCCCCAGCGTCCTTAGGAAGGGATCCCTTAACAAACTTTCCTACTAAATTTGGAGTGGTTCCTCCACTTCCGTCCGAACCTCCGTCGCATAAAACCCAGCCCGCATCAGCCTGGGTAGTTCCCCAAAAAATAGGATTCCTGTTTCCCGTTCCTCCAAGCGCCACGTTATAAAAAGGAACAACGGCGCCGGCTGGAACTGTGATGTCAATATTTTTCCAGACTGCTCTGTTTGTTCCGGGTGCCACCTTTGTGCCGGAAGGACCGTTTGGCTGCAGACATCGGTACTTTGTTCCGTTCTGCATGACCTCATTGCCAACCTCGTAGTCCAGTAGGGCTGAGTAATTCATGATTCCACCCTGCTGGAACCACACTGCAAACTGAGAAATAAGGAGCAAGATTCCATTAAAGTCATCTTTATGCGGAGGAATGCCGCCCTGTTCAATCGGCACTGCATTGACCTGGCCCCAGCCCTCCTGGACAGACAAGCGCCCGGTTCCTGCTTCAGTCGGAGTCAAGGGAGGAATTGTGTATTCCCCGTTAGCTGCCACAACTCCGGGAATTTGAAATTTAGGATAGTTGCTCATATATCAATAACCTTTGAAGGATTGAATACGCCCTGATTGAAGGGAAGAAGTTTTGATCCGTAGAAACCAAAGACCAATGTGTTCGGAACAACAGCTTCGACATTGGCTAGAACGCCCGCAGGCCTATTCAAAAGTCCGTAGTTTTTAAGAATCGCAATTTGAACTGAGTTCGGCTCACCCACAATTCGGATGTTGATGGTCATGTCCTGATAGTCGTTTACGAATGCCGGAAGACCTATCAATCGAGTAAGCAAAGAGTTGATGGTTTCTGCCGTTGAGTTCGAAACGTTCACAACAGCACGATAAAAAATCAGGAAACGGAAAAACTCATCATCCAGCCGAGTGTCCTGACCGTCGACAACGAGGTTACGATTCACGCCAACGCGTTTGCCCCACCAATCAAGCCAAACCCCGGAGGCAGTATCAGGATTCAATATGAAATTAAAAAACGCGTCCAGCTGAGGGGACGCGTCTAATTCCGCATTGAAAAGTAACCCTAATTGTCTATATCGCTCGGAGTGCGAATACTGCGACTGGAGCGCAATAGAAATAAGCGATCGGACATTTGAGAGTTTTCGAAAATCCTCAACACTCAGAATGTTCCGCCAAGTTGCAGAATCAGCCATTTTTAGCCTCCTGTTTGAAACACCAGAGACACGTCCGATTCTTGAATCGTGGGCTCTACGTTCGCAGGAATTTGGACACTTGATCCGAAAGCCCCAGAACCTAAAGCAACTTGGATGGATGCAACCGGAACCGCTGTTGCTGACTGGATTGCGGCATAGAACCGAGATGCGTATACAGTTGAAGCTAGAGAAACGCGGTCATTCGCTCCTTGTCCAAGAACGTCATTTATTACAGCTTGGATGACGTTGTTCTTCTCGGTCGGATTCATTGAAGTGGCAAAGAATTCGATCTTGACCTTAAGAGCTTGGTTCTGCGGTCTGACAATGTTGTAGACGTAAGTTGCGTTGTAGAACCTAGAGTCTGTGAAAGAAACCTGATAGGTTCCGGTAGTCCCGCACCCTGCGTCCTTTCGCTGATAGATCGTTTGAGCGATCTGCTCATCCTCTCCTCCAACGATGGCAACGAGGATGGAATGAGGATTGATGCTTACGCCGAACTGCGTGATAACCGCATTCGTCGGATTCTCTAAAACTCTGACATCGAGAACGCCTTCAAGCGCTGCTAGGTTTGCCTCGATTGCTTCAACATATCCAGTCGCGTTGACAGCATAACTTTCAACCATTCGATTTCTTAGTTCTGCATCAGTCTCTTCATCTCGACCGACTACGCCAGCGGAAGGATTGGTGATGGTGTCCCATCCTGCAATTGTCGTGACGATCCTGTTCACTGCTCCTGCTGCCACTTCTAATGGGCCGTGTTCGATAGCCGTAAAGGTCGTTGTGACACTCCCAGTGTCTCCGATGCGTGCGCCTGCTGCCGCCGAATGTCTGTATTGATTGCCGAGGGAGTCTTGTGCAATGGCCCCATAGGGTATTACTGTTCCCCTCAAGCCTGTCAGAACGCAATTGACAACTGTAGGTTCGGAGATTTTCCGGTCTAGACCATAAAGAGCTGCAAGTGCATCTAAGAATTTTCCCGTTGCGAGATCCGGATTAACCATATTCGATAGGAAAAGAATCTCAGAGTTTTTGGCCTCGATTTCGGCCACAATCAGATCAAGAACCTGTCCCATCGGAGAACCGGGCTCGATGTTCAAAAGCGGATCAGTCGGCGATGTTTGAAACGCCTGCTGGATCCGGGAGCCGAGATCAGAACGAATCTCTTGCGTGCTCGGCAGTTCAACGCCGACAAGTGGATTAAAAATGATTTGAGCCATAATTTTTAGAACACAAAAGAAACTGTTTCGTCCTGTTCGGTTGTGATCGTGATTTCCCCGTGGAGTGTTCTCGTTTCCTCATCGAATTCGGTAATGTCCACAGAATCAACTGACCTCACACCATCAACCCTATTTCCAGCCTCATGAATCAATTGAGCAAGGACGGAGGAATCCAGCTTTTTCGCGAGCTGGGCTTCCTTCCATGCAATGCCGTTGGCCTGCTGGAAGTAAGCATCGTTCGTCCACAACCGAATCTCATTAGCTAAGTTCTGGGCTATTGCCAAAGCTCCGGACGTTAAAAGGATGTTCCCTTCTTTCGTCAGCTGAAGATCCCACGACTGAGGATTCAGAAGAGCTGTTTTTGCTGTATGCGGCATGATCTAACTTCCTCGTTTACTGCGGGGTGCCGGTGCTTGAATTTCCGCTCTGGACACCTGTGTGCGTGTGGCTGGTGAGGCTGATGCCCTTCGCATTTACATCCCCTGTAAATGTTGCATCAGCGCCGCCAGAACCACCGCCGGAAATCGGACCGTTCAAATTGATCTGAGCAGAGTTAACTGTGAAACTAGTGCTCGCATTAACCTCACACTCCGGCGCCTCCATCGAGATCTTTGTCGGAGCTTTAATCTTGATAGTTCCTTCATCTTCCAAATGAATGAAAACTTCCGGAGCTTTTCCCCAGAATCCTCCGATATAGAACGAATCGGACGGATCAAATTTTCGATAAGTTGCAGGAACCTTTGGAGTCGTGCTGCCGTTGATGTTTGAAATGTCATGCTTTGCCACAACTGCCAACCCGATGTCTCCCACCTTAGGATCACAGATAATCGCGGCTTTGCCATGCTGTAAACGAAAATACGGGAGCTTTGGAATAGTAGTCACTTCCAAACCGTCTCCTGAATTATTTCTTGGCTGGAGAAGTGGCTTGACCGTGACATATCCGGCGCCGGCTTCTTCTCCTTTACGTTCGACTGCCGTCACAACAACAGGCAGGGAGGTACTTACCACTTGAGAGATCAGCGAACGAATAAAAAACTCCATCGAGTTCAACGGATTGCTGGAGGCGAAGTTGTCATAGTTCGCACTAAGTTCTTTATCTGACATTTACCACCTCGGATAAATTCCGGAGATTGAAGTTTTCCAAGAACCACCGGCTGGATCATTCGCACTCAATTCATGTTTTAGGGAGACGATCTTCCAAGTTCCGGAAGCATGAGGAACGATAGATTCCAGTTTAAAATTCGCTCCAATCCTCAACTCCGGACGGAAAAAACATGAGACGTTGATCCCATTGTTCGAGAATGTTGGGTAACCAATCATGCCGTTGGAGGAGTTAATCAATGGCAATTCGCCTTGTGTCTTCCGGCTTCCTTTCTTCGGCATGAGAACAACTTTCTCATCATCAAACAAGAGATTTGCACCAACTGCATCGGCAATTCGACGCATTTTTGTCACTGGGTCCCCGTTGATAATGCAATCTCGGATTGAAGCCGTGACTTCATTGTTTTCGAGGACGTATCCGACCTCATTTGAAATCTGCTCAATCAAGCCAGAAACTGTTTGGTTACCTGTAACAGAAATCGGAGGTTGAGGAACTAAGGCGGGAAAAAGACCACAATTTGCCTCGATCTTGAACACCGGACTCGGAGCTGTATTGAAATCCGCCCAGGCATTGATGATCTCGCCCTTGAAAATAACTGATAAGGTCTTCCCTTTCTGTCCTGCGGAAATATTGATTTTGTTCCGCTTCAAAGAAAAGGACTTGAAGCCGAGATGCGTCAGCCGCTCCATTGTGTTCAGAGACAACCCTTTCAGGACAACTGAGGCCTTTGGATATGCCGGACAACCTGATTTATCAATAGAGACAGACACAGCAAAGTCTTTAAAAGTGATCGCTTCTTGTCCGTCCATAGCGACCGTTACAGCGATGTCTTTCTGCGTGTATGTGGTCTCATTGAGCACCATTTAAAACCTCGTTCTCGCTTGCGTATACAAGGATCCAGCGGTCGTTTAACCCTTCATATTGGGGATCTGAATTGCCCAGCGTGTCGATCATTCTGAGTTTGCCTTTAAAGTTCGGCGAAGGATAAGTATTGATGTCAGTTCCCACGCAAACCTTGCGGCCTTTAAATATCTCGACTTCTTCACATGTCAGATTGCAGTACATGTGCTCGGCCACCTGCCTCAGGCTGATGACACAATTCTGACCGTCCAACACGACAGAAAACTCTTGCCACGGCAGAGCTGAAATATTGATTTGGATCATGTTCCACCACCATTGCAACCAGATGGTTAAAAAGGTTTCTACTTGCCGAGGCCTCCAGCCCATTTGATCAAGCTTTGAGCCATGGTTGGTTTTGTTTGGGCCTGCCCTGTGTTTACCTTGACTGCAGAAGTTGACCGCTTTGGCGAATATGCGATTTTCTGCTGGTTCAGATTGACCGTGATGATCTCAACGAAAGAGGCATGAATCGACAACATACAGGCATTGGAAGTCTGAGTTCTGGAGAAGTCATAGTGCTCCAGAGCCATATTCCGCCAGATTTTTGCCGGAGAAAAAATCGTACAAGTGTCTGTACTGTTCATTCTCCGGTCTAACATTGCGAGCGCCAAAACCTGAACGGCATAACTTCCGTTGAACAAAAATTCGACGTTTACCCGTTCAGGTTCCCGCACAATGTTGTAAGCAGCCAACTGGCCCTTTTCGATCGGTTCAGTCGGAATCCGAGAACTCTGGTCTGCGTCAACTGCAGCAATCGAAACGTAGGGAATAAACGGAAGCAGGTTGTTTCCAACGACTGCCCACGACAATCCCATGATTGAATTTATAGACGCCATCAGAAATCAACCCCCGAAGCGGCGTTATTCAACATGTCTGTTGACCCTTGCATGGCCTGAGAGACACCTTGATTAACTCCTTGAATAACTTGTTCCTTGTCCGGATTTCCGTTGAAATTGACTACAGTCTGGTTGGAAATCGGAGAGTTTATGTTTGTCGTTCTTCCTTTTTCTTTGACGACTCCTCCGGCATTTCCGGCAGTAGCCCCAGCCGGTGCCACCACAGCCTTCTTCTTGTCATCGCTTCCGAACCAGTTCATGGGATTAACCCACGAAGGCATTTCAAAATTTGTGATGTCTGACAGGGCACTGGAGATCCAGTCAACGATCGGCTGAATGCTGCTTTTGATAGATTCAAAGGCACCAACAAACTTATCCCTTAATCCGGATACAGAGTTGATAACCTTCGCGATAACCTCAGCAACCTTCCCAATCGTCAGAACGATTGTCTCGACAGCTACCTTGATGACAGATCCGAAAGCCTGCAGGAAAAGATCTCCGACAGGCTTTAGGGCGTCCATCAGATCTTGGATGGCTTTCCACGCATCTTGGAAGCTTTTGCGAAGCTCCTTGATTTCATCGTCAGACGTGCCCATTGATCTGAGCATGTCTTCAAACGCGCTTGGTCCGCCTTTTGCAAAACTGATTAGGTCATCTAATGCAAGGGCTAAAGCAACAATGCCGGCAACAACCAACCCAACAGGGCTGGCTAATAAACCCAACGCCTTCCCACCCAGCATTAACGCCGACTTCGGACCTAAAGCTAATGCCGCGGCTCCCGCAACCAATTCCAGTGCTATTTTGATGAATTCACTATGTTGCGCAACAAAGTCCGTGAACTCACCAAATTTTTTCATCCCCTTATCGACATACGGAAGAAACACCTTGGCAACCTGATTGCCCAGGTTCTTCATCGACATGGTTGTGATTTCCCATTGGATTTTGAACCGTCTGGCGTTTTCCGCGTCTTTAGGAGACAGGGCCATTTGCCGGTACTTCCCAACAAGCTCGTTCATTTGCTTGTTGTTTTGAAGGAACACCGCAGCACTTTCCCGGGTAAGGCCGAGATACTTCAGGGCATAGTTGGCCTGGGCATCATTCATGCCATTGAGCTGTTTTCCCATGCGCAGAAAAACAGACGCGCTGGCGCCGGTGCGGTCGGTGAACGATTTCAGAGCATTAGTGAATGCATCTGCAGAACCTCCCGCAGCCACGTTCGCTTTTCTCCAAGCATCCAGCTCAGAGACATTCATCCGGACTTCTTTTGAGAGCTTGTCTAACTTATCGCCCTCATCAATGAAGTTTGTGAACATCATCTTGGCGCCGAACATGGCCGCCAAGGGACCGGCATATCCCTTTATCGCTGAGAAGACCTTTGAGGCCATTGAGTCGAGTTTTTGCAGGGCCTGAGATCCCTGTTTCGCTCCCTTCTCAATGTCTTTTCCAGCCTTTTGGCCTGCTTGAGAAGCTTGCCTCATTGAAGCAGTAGCAGCATCAGAATTATTTTTGACTGATTCGACTGCCGCAGCCGTTTGATCGCCAATCGGATTGCCCAGAAGTTCATCAAGATTGTCTCCGGCATCCGCAGACTTTTTGATCAAGAAATCGATCTTCTTTGAGAGACTATCGAAAAACTCAATGATCCCATCGGCATTTAAACCAATGTCGATTAACAGACTGTCAGTTGTTTTTGCCATTTTCTAATCCGATTTATTTGCAAGCCACGCGTTGTAGTTTTTGACTAGAAGGATCTCATCGAGCTGGTACGCTTCTTCAAGCGTGATCGTCGTCTGCAACTCCGTTAAGGTTGCCATTCCTCCGGATATAAGCCGGGAGAACAAAGGCGGGAAGTTGCTAACTTGAGCAACTCCCCGAACCTTCGCGCAATCTGCTAGGAACTCGGCTCTGCGTGGGAGAACAGTTTCCCGAAATTTTGAAAAAAACTGAAGTTCACCTTCAGGGATTCCACACGAAGGCGGATCAAAGTCATCGGGTTACTAATGTAGCCGTCGGCATCGTCATACGAAAATTGACGCTCATTGTTACCATCAACCTTGTAGACACAAGTCAGAAGCTCATCTAGGAGGGCCTTCGCTTCCATGTGAGGGACGGATGCCAGCGCCCTGATAATCTCTTTATACGATACAGAGGCATCTAAATCGAGATTTTTTCCTGTCAAAAGGAGAATCCGGATTAAGAGGTCTTCTGATTTCGTTGCAGGGAACGGGTAAATTTTGAACGTCAGCTGCTTATCGCCGTCTGTCGTTTTGAAGATAACCGGCTCTCTCATTTAGATGCGCTCCATAGATTCGAAGTGGAATACCCAGGTCGTGGCAGCCAAGACTTTATTCAGTCCGGGCATCGGGTTTGCTGTCTGCAATACACCGTTGGAGAACTGGTAGGTCTTGCCAATTGATGGAATCTTGATTGTCAGATTGCAAACGTAAAGCTGTTTATTTGAGCTCATAGCCTCAAACAGCGTTGTAAATGCGGCCGCTGTCGGGGAGTTTGCTTCAAGCGTAATTGTGACTGGATAAATATTTGGTGTAACGCCGGCAGCCATACGACCGTCAACACCCATTCGGGTCTCGGCAACCTGCTGGGAATCGGCAACGATAGCCGCATCTGTGGAGAATCTTTCCAGTTTCAAACCGTTCGGGTAAAGCTCTTCAATCGTCATCACTGCTGACGCATTGGCGGATGTGATGTCAAAATTTTGTACGGGCATTTTTATTCATTCCTAAATGAAAAACCCGCCATCACGACGGGTCTTTGCGGTTGTGAAATTTTGATTACATGACGGCTGTCAAAGGCATCTCAATTCGTTGGATACTGCCTGCATAGGTGTACCAAAGTCCCAAGCGCGGGCTTCCTCGTTGAGTTCTCACATTTGCCGAAGGAGATTCAATGAGGTACCAGTAACCCTTGGAATAAAGATCCTGTTTGATCGTTGAATTATTGGTTTCCGTCAACAATTGCTGAATCTGAGAGTTGGACAGTGCTAGGCCTGTATCAATCACGCCATTGCGCTTGGCATCATTGATGGGATCGAGCAACCATGCCTCAACATAAGCAAAGCCAATAGCGTTGTAGGGTGCGCGATTGATTGCCGCGAACCCGTCCATGATCTGACGCTGTATGCGGGCTTTAAACCAAATCATGCCGTATAGGGCATCAATCCATTGATAGATTCCCGAGAGCAGGCAGCCACGGTTGATGAAATCAAATTCAGCGTTACGTGTTGCGAATGCGCCCACGTAATTGACCTTGAGATCGTCCAAGGCTTCAGCCACTTCGTCACTGAGAACGGAAGCCTTAATTCCGGAAGCAGATTTTGCGAACCACGTCTTAATTCCCTGAATTGCAGACCAATCGATTGAGGCGCCAACTGCGAGAAATGCGGCGGCATCCTGGGCAGTACCGTAAACCATCGCCAAACAGTTGTAATTACTTTCAGCTAATTGGGCGGCTTTCGTTGTGGACTGAGTAGATTGATCAAGCATCTTTGTGTCTGTGGACCAATCAAAGTACACGTAGTCATCATCAATGTCGGCCCAAGCCGCTAAAGCGGAAGCCTCAGCGACCTCTGTTGCATACAAGGTTGTGAATCCCACCCAGTTACGAGAAACAGAGGTGACAAGGTTCATATTCTGAGCCGGAGTCAGAGCATCAGAACCTTGAGAGAGAACGGCGCCGGAATCCTCTGTCAATCCGAGCAATGCGGAAACATCCGTTCCTGTAGTCGCCTTTGTCGCGAAGGAAATTGACGCTGTATCGCCTGTCTCTGTGGTGGTCAGAATGATGGCATTTTGATCAGAATTAAAGGCGCCGGAAACCGCTCCTACTGCAGAAGCCAGCTCAGTGGCAACGTCACTGAAAGACTTAGCCGTGGAGAAGTCGAGGTTCACGACTTCTTTTTCTGTGCCGTTGACCGAAATCGTCAGGGAACCGGTCTTGATTGCTGTCAGCTCAGAAAGTTGAGCAGTGATCGGAGCTGACTTAATCCAAGCGGCAGCATCTGCATTGATTCTGCGAGCTACAAAAAGACGCTGAATCGCCCTCTGCTGATTGTTTACGCCAGAGAAGTACTGATTTGCAAAGTCTGCCTCAGGAGATTCAACACCAAAATAATTCCCGACAGCGGCAGCAGTCACAAATTCCAGTGCCGGAGAATCTGCAGGAATCAGAGCATTCTGGGTCAGCAGCAGACCGTTTGTTTCAAGATCGGCGCTCCCAGCTCCAATAATGCGAGGGGTGATAGAAACCAATCGATTAGCATTGATTGACATATTTTTCCTCAAAATAAAAAAAGCGCCCGTTAAGGCGCTGACGATAATTGCTGAGGTGCTAGCTGAGAGCTACACCAATTAAGAGGCCGTTAATACACGGCTCCTTTAGGTAAAGGTTTAGGGTCTTCTATAGGTGTTCCGCTTAAGTAAGCCTCCACCACTCGAAGTTTTTCCTCTTCGTTCACCGGATAAAGACTTCCCCAAGCATGGAGAATTGGAATCTCTCCAAATTTCTCCTCATATTTGTCATAGAGTTCCTCGTTAGAGAGAGACATCAGCCGATCGACTTCTTTTTTGTCCATAGTTTTTCCTCGCTATCGGGAAGCTAATTCTTTAAGCATTTCATTGAATACATTATAAGATTTTGGGAGATATTGTATTATTATTTTTATTGCTTGCGGATTTGTCACGGTATCCTGATAGAAATTTCCAAAGGCCTCAATAGCCAAGTTGGGGATTTGACCGTTTGGATCTTTCTTCCAATATCCTCGGTCGAAATGACCGTAGTCAAACAACCGTGGTTTATTTAAAACGCCCCCGGCAAGATCACTGATCGTTCCACGCTCTTTTTCTGGTAACGACCTAATCTCCTTAGAGAAGGCTCTTTCCGTATCTTCTTTTAACCCAGAGTAGCTTGGCTTGTAAAAGCCTCCGCCTGCTTCTATTGATTTTGCAGTTTGAACTTCTCTATCAACATCTCGTCCGACAGATTCAAGGAATTTTCTATGCCTTTCAAATACTTCAGAAGCTTTCAAACCTTTGCGGCTGACTTTCTTTAAGTCCTTTTTGAAATCCTCCATCGGACCGTAAATTGTCTGCTTCATCTCCGACTCAATTGTTTGAGGGAACAGACCATTTTTGTACTCGGTAGAGAAATAGGTTTCATTCGGTTTACTGGAGTTCATTGAATCGATGGCATGACCAGATTCATGAAAGAAAATCCCATGTGGCATCTCATGTCCGGCGCCCTTTGAACTCTCATCTGCATTGAAGCAGATGCCTTTTCTTGGATCAAAGAACGCATCTGCTCCTCCAATACTGCGTGGAGATGTATTGGTGTCTCCAATTGTTATCTTATTTTCAGATTTGTTCCAAAGTAATTTAGCGTCGTCGGAACTACACTTTGACAAGCTCTCATGGATTTGATCGTATCGGTCTTGTCCCAACTGTTTGTACACGGAGCCATTCTCGTAACCAGAGGGCCTTGTTTCAATGTTTCCCGTGTTCGTGTAAACAACGTGGTTCCTTTGTTTATTCCATTCCGGATCTCCAAAATCATTGGGCTGACGATGCCGACCTGCTTGGTTCTTCCAGGCAATCACTGCCTGTGCACCTTGAATTTCATTTTTCCCATGGTTTGCAACGCCGGAAATATGCCTTCCGTTATATTTGCCGCCCATGCCCGCCAAAACTTCGCCGGTTTGCTCATCCAGTTTAACGTGCGACCCTTTTTTCTCAGCCCCATTTGGCTTGACGGTTATCCACTTTGCGGCATCCTTAGCATCACCAGGGTTTGTTGCGTAAGTTCTCCCAAGCCCATACATTAGTCCGAGCTTGAATGCTCTCCCAAGTTTGAAAGCAAGTTGCTCGTTCATTCCTTTTCCTTCGGCGGGTAGCTCACATCAACGTTTTTCAAGTCCACATCAACCGCACTAAAGAAGCCCATCGAAACTTTGATCTGACTCTGCATGCTGAGGTGAATCATCAGCGTGGATCTCCGGACATAGTTATCGGAGTCCCCGATGATGGTTGTGTCTCTCGGGTCATCCGCATGAAGCAGGCTGATTCCTCTATCAACGAAAAACTGGACGCCGACCTGAGACCTGCATACAGTCTCCAAGGCCTGAGCTCTCAGCATCGCATTCACGCCGTCGGAGCCGTTTAGCGTCGAAGCGTAGCAATCGACCTGAACCAAGACTTCTGTAGTCGTTGAGAGGTAAACATTGTCATCGGTTTGGTCTTTCGTCCAATCCTCAGCGCTCGTTCCATGACGAACGCTGGAGATGTAGGAATAGATGACGTAATCGTTCCCCTCAGGAGGCAATGCCAGATTGTTCTGGTTACCGTAGAAAATGTTTTCCGGCGCCACTTCCGGAACTGCAAATATCTCAAGAAATTCTTGGATCGCTGTCCGGATGTTCGGGGTCAGGTTTTGTGCTTTCATCTTCATCCTCGGCGATATTCAGCTTCTGAGGCGTGGTTTGGAATGTGCAGCGGACCGCCTCCCAACCGGCGTCCGAAAAATCCTCGATCACCGCAGTGATCAACCACTGGCCTCCCTTGGAGTCTTCGACATAATCTCCCGACCTCGCTAATGGCCTATAGATTGCCCAAGGTCGCTGCTTCTGGTCGCTCGATGCGAAGAGGTACAGGCGCCGGATGATGGTGTTCTGTCCGGCTAAGTTGGCATGATCCAACGCACTATCGCCTTCGCTTTGAAAATTCCCTTGAATCTCCTCTGCTGGTGCGTAATACGCTTGGACAATCCCTCCTACATTCTTTTGGCCGACCGATCGATACAGCTTGAAGGTTTCGTCTGCATAGTTGGCGTTAATCGCCTGGCGGACAATTGCGTGTAGGTTGAGAGACATTAGGAAACCTTCCAGGTTATTGAGCTTTGCAGGACGCCACTCAGCGTTAGAGGCTTTGTGGTCATCACGTTGTTCGGGAGCGTTCCTTTTCCTTTAGCTTTCTTGGCCTTGTCCATTTCTCCTCTGGCCTGCATCAGTGCCATTGTTAGCTCTGATCGTTTGGGGAATGATCCAGCCGGAATACCTGCTTCTCGAATCGTTTGTTTGATGTCGTCGGTAGCCATTTGGCCCATGATGCCTAAGGAATGCTGAATGTCGAAAGTTTTGAGGAAACGAGACCTAAATTTCTCCTGCCAATCCATTCGTTTTTGAGCGTAGGTGGCTCGCATAAACGGACGCGGAGGCATGTAAAGGGTCGTGAATTTGCTGTTCGGAGGAAGTCCTAGCTGGGCTGACAGATAGTGTCCTTGCTTACTCGTCACTGATTGGGTCCACCCATATTCCAAATACATCCCAATGCTGGCAATGTCCGGAATCATTATTCCGACCTCAAGCTTCTTATTGGCTTCGGCCTTGAGTTGCTCTGACAGCTTTTTGAACGCATTGTTAGATGTGATGTTGATGCCCATCATCATCCCCACGGATGGTAATTGTTTCCCGGATAAACTCTGCCGCCGATTCGGTATTTGGCAGTCAGCGTCCAGTACATGGCGCCGCATTGGGTTTGAGCCCACCAATCGCCGACAAAAGTATTCGTTTTCAGAAGGTCAAAGCTGGTACTCACACTTCCTTGCGTAGCACTAGCAATCCTGCCAACCTGACTATTCGGCTGCTGGCTGAGGGTTAGCAGGTGGCAGGTGGCCAGATCAAGGAGCCGCTCTCTCGTATAGATCTTGTTGTCAGGATCGTAGGGAGCAAAGCTGTCGGCGTCCGTATTTCCTACGAACTCCACCGCCACATCAAAGTAGAACTGGAGAGTTTCGTCCGGGAATTTAACTTCATCCGAAAACGCAGGATGAAGAATTCGAAATTTTTCAGGATCAAAGACGACGACAGCCATTTTGTTAACCTTCTTCGTTCTTAACTTCTTCAACGTTGACCGATTCAGGATCTATCGGATTGAGCCCGTGAGAAGCTTCTTTTAATTCGTCCTCGCGGCCTCTGAATTCTTGAACGGATTTCATCTCAAGCAGGCACGGAATACCGCCATTCACGCCTGTGAACACAGCTTCTTGACCATGCATGCGCTTAATGTTTTCCCAGTCCTCTTTGTCGATCTGGAATGCGACTGAGTTTCCTTTGCCAAGCAAAATCCCGTCACGTTTTCCTCTAAGCGAATCATTAACGCCTGGGAAGATGATCGTCTTTGTTCCGCCATTGCCATTTGGCACATCATCAAATTTGAGGCCGTGTGCCAGAGTGCAAGCAATGATCACAGTGGACTGAGTTTTAGCAGCGCTCTTCTTCTGGGTATTGCTGAAATTGTCTGCGACAACCTTTCCGGATGTTGCTTTCTGAGTTGTGGTGTTGGTACGAGCCATTATTTTCAATCTCCTAAGAAAGAGGCCCGAGAGATCGGGCCTCCATAGCTGGTTAGTTCAGGTTAGATGCCGAGCATCGTGGCAACGAGGCTGGGACGACGAACAACTGCGCCCCAAGTACCGCCGACGACCTTCTGCTTGTAGCTGGACATTTCCGGAACCACACGACCCAAGAAATATTTCTCAGAGAATGCGCAGATACCGGTTTCAATGCCAAACAGCTCAGGAACAGTCATGTACAGCATCTCACCAGCAGTTGTAGTCAGCTCAGGAAGCTGAACTACTTCGATGTTGGGGAAGGACTGCTTGAGCATGGTCATAGCCGTCAGACCGAAGGAGTTCGGTTCGGTCAGGTACGGAGCTCTGGTGTTGCTGACAGCGAGAATGATGCGGGAGTTCTGATCAACCAGACCGCCGTTGTTCTTGCTGATTTCAGCCCACAGCTTGTTAATGTCCGCATAGACAATGTTTGCAGTCTTTTCAGGCTGAGCCGCGCACTTTGCCGCCCACGTAGAGTTGGCGGTAGAACCCGTGGTAATGGAAATCGGAGAGATCGAAGCATTAAGATTCGGGTCATTTAACAGGCCGTAGACCTTCTTACCATCGACACCATAAAGCGCGAACTTGTTGTGAGCCATCGCCATAACGTAGGCAGATGCCTGTTGTTTAGAAGAAACAACATTGAGCTTCGCCTTAGCAGCAAGACCGACTTCGCGGTCGCCGTATTTGATGACAGTCTGGAACAAGAAGTTTTCACGAGTCGGATACTCCACGTTCACGTCTGTGGAGACGTTCTCTGCGAAGTCAGAGTAAGGTGTCACATTGCCGGCGTATTCTTCGACCGGGAAGGTGAAGAAGTTATCTGTCCAGTCGCCCTTTCTTTCTTCGCCGAAAATCTTTGTAGCGTTCTGGGCGGCAAACAGGATGGGGACGACCTGCGGGTCAATGAATGTTGTGAAGACGGACGGGACGCCGACAGACACAGGAGTCTGCAATGCGGCATCTTGAGCCATTGCCTTAACTGTCGCATCGTAGTCGACGTTGATCTTACCTTTGGCGTCTGTGGAATAGGACATGAATCCTTTTGCTTCCACACCATGCACGCCCTTTTGCTTTGCTAATTCAAAATCGTTCATTTTTTACCTCAGATTAGGATCCGGTCGCGGCAGGCTGATAACCGAGGCCGTGATTGGAAATGATGATCGTGTCGCCCTTTGCGCCAGCCGTCTGAACAGTCCAACCGGTGTCATTTGTGGCGCCGGCAGTACCAAACGAGATGGCGCCGGTAGTCGGATTACAAAGAACCGCCTGACCGACCATGGCGGCTGCGGGAGCAACGATGTAGTAATCACCTCGGATGGCAATCGTCAGCTCAGAACCTTCCGGGTAAATATCCGGAGTATCTGTGCCTAGCTCGATGGACGCGGTAAACGTGCGCTCAACAAATCCGATCGGCTTGTCCCCTGCAGAGCCCTTCAAAGAGGCGATGGGGAATTTCACGGCTGTTCCGGTTGTGGAGGCGGCCACAGCAAACGCAAAACCACCGCACTGGACAGTACCGTCAGACAAATAGTTCTGAGGCGTGTAGACGGCCTGATTGAATGCAACCTGCTGTCCCGGAATACCGATAGCAGGATAGAGACCTACAGATTTTTGAAGCATCAAAAAATCTCCTATTTATTTAACATTGTTCAAAATTGCGCTGACGGCAGTCGGCTTCTCGGTCACCCGCGCGCCGGAGTCTTTCGCACCAGCTAATGCCTTTCGACCCTGCATGTATGCGCGATACGCAGAACGAGCTTCGGATGCGGGGATGTTTTTCAAACCGAGTTTCTTGAGTGCTGCCACATAGATGGAACCTGCGGAGTCATAGGATCCGGCACGGATAACACCTAACACCGGCTTGACTTCTTCGATTGCGGCCAGTTCAGAGTAGATGGCGTTTCGGAGAATCTTCATGGAGTCAGAGGCAGAACTCTTTTCTTCTTTGCCATCATCAGGTTTCGGATCCTCATCTTGTGCGCCTTCATCTTTCTTCTGGGCGTAATTCAATCCGGCAGCAAAAGCCTTCTTCTCTTCTTCAGAAGCTTCATCAAGACCACAGGATTTCAGTGCATCTTCTGCTTCTTTTTCGAGATAGCGTTCTTCGCCTTCGCGTTCGTGATCAGAATCGAGGCGTTTAGGATCGTCCTTCTCACGTTTTTCGCCATAAAGGACGCCAGCTTCAAAACCAGCCTTGAAGTTCGGATCCTTCATTTTTTCATCGAGCTCCGGATCGTCGTCCTGTGCCTCTTTTTGATCATCAGGCTTGGGATCTTCGTCTCCTGTAGCCTGAGAGTAAGCCAGGTCAGACAGAGTTGTCTTAAGCTTTTCAGCTTCTTCGTCCGTCAGGCCTTTTGCCTTCAGTCCTTCGATGATTTTTTGAATCATCGCGTCTTTGTCATCATCTTGAGCGCCGTCAACGATTTTTCCGTTGGGATCAACGGAATGCAAATCGATAATCGCCTTTGCTAACGTCACTTCAGCCTGCTCAACAGCGTCATCTTTTTCCATATTGAGAAAGTCCTTATTAGAATCGCGAACTCTTACCTCAGGCCCAGCGCGCCCAGTTTCCACAAGCGCCAGATGGTTCGCTCTGATCCGGCGTTGCACATAGTCGTATTTCTCTCCATCAGGTGTCTCTCCCGGCGTGAAGTCGGGCTCGAACGTATATGCCAGGCTCAACTCACGCATTGAACCGTCCTCGATCCTGCTGCGTGCGTCCTGGTCGTAAATATGTAGAGAGTTAACTAAAAACGGAGCCTCAAAAGCTCCGTCCGTTCCGGTAGTACCCACACGGGTTTGTTTGTTCTCGGGGGCTCCGTGATCATCGTGATGCTCCAGATGAATCGGGATACCGTTAATTGATTGAATAGTTTCGGGAGAACTAAGTTCTTCAGGCGGTCGATAGGCGTGATAGATCGTTTCAGGGTCTAATCCGAGCTCTCGCCAGCCTGCAATCTCTTTCCCGTAATACGGAGCAACTTGAACTCTTGTCAGCGGAGACTTTTGGACATGGAGGAAACCGTTGTCGTCCACAGATCGAACACTCACAGAATCAATTGCAACCGTGCGTTTTAGATTTCCCACAGTAATAACCTCGAAAATGTTTAATCCGGAAGGATGCTTCTGAACTGGCATCTGCACCAATAAAGCTCACCGGGCATCACGTTCCGACCGACCTCCTTGTCGTACAGGCCTTTAGAAAGATCAAACTCTTTTCCGTTCATCTCAATGTGGCTTTCTCGACTGGTGTACTTGCCAGGGACATGAATCCAAACCCCGCGAGTAATCCCTAAACCTTTGCAGTTGGCCTGCTGAATCTGCTGATTCAGTTTCAGCGTTTGGTCAATTGCCACACGCTGAGCTCGTTGAGCCGTAAATGAAGAAGATCGTCCAAGGGCTTCCACAATCTGCGAATACGTGCCATGACCTTCGTAAGCATCCATAAAGGCAGAGCGAATATTTGTCAGCTCGGATGTTGTGATGTTGCTGATGAGGCTCGTCGTGTCGGCGACCATTCCCGGTAGTTCATTTATTGCCTGAGGCGTGATGAAGAAGTGCTTGCGCGTCTGCCTCATCTCATAAGCAAAAACGGAATCAGGAATGCCCGCCGCCTTGAGCGATGCCTTTTGAGCTGTCGAGACATCGGCGGCAAGGTTTTTCACGTACCACTCAGCAATCTGGCGTGTTTCCCGATCCGCCGTTCTTATCCAGTTGCCCATGTTACGGGCTATGAAGTCATCAACATTGCGACGGAATCTATCCGGATCACGAAGAACCAAGCGGTTAATTCGTTCCTTGATATTCCGCAGCCGTGCGCGATCGAGAGGATCGTCCGGACGGAACGTTAAGGAAGCGTCCTCGGTCAATCCTCCAGCATCGGACAGATAAAGGAGAATCTCGTTGAGAATCCTATTTCTAAAGGACCGCAAGAAGGTGTCGAGCTTCTTTTTGAACTTTGCCTGTCTGCCTAGATTCGGCTGAACAGCACGAGCAGTCTTCATTAGAAAATCTCTCCAGCTTTGTCTTCATCAACCTTCGGCGCCGGCGCCACGTTCTCGGCCGAGCGCTGTTTCAGGAAGTTGTTCATCAGCTCATTCTGCTGACTGGGATCATCGGTCATGAGCTCTCCCTCCATCCCTTCCGGCAATTCTTCCGGAATGAAGTCCAAACCCATATCGGAATCGCGTCGGACAAACTCACGGACCTCTTCAGCACTCAGAACATTGCGGTCCTGCAGAACAGCCAACATGTCGACCTTCGTCTTGGCCGTGATTGCTGTGGCCGCGGCATCTGCCTCTCCAAGTTCGTTGAATTTGAATGTAATGGACTGATCAACGTGTCCAAATTCCACCAACTGGATAGCTTTCAAGACAGTTTGAATTGCGTCTCGATTGAGCTCTTGTTTTGATTTGATATGGTCGTAGTAATTCCGGATGTCGCTCTGACCGGTAGCGTTGAAACCGCTCGGAGAGATTCCGAGCAGCTTGACCGCCGGTGTACGGTTAATGGCCGCAATGAATTCCAGAGCTTGACGAATAATGCCTTCAACTCCTGAGATCGTCAGTGTGATGTTCTGCAGATCCTCGGAAGAATCACAGGCAAAAATGGCCTCATTAGAGCGATAACGCTGTAAGAGCATCATCTTCGCGTCTAACTGCTCAATCCCGCCAGCTTCAAAAGCCTCAGCAAAATTTGTTTTGAATACCGTGAGGTTGAGTTTCTCCAGAATGCTGACGCCCGTTTCTCTGGCCTTGTTCCAGTGCAGCACATAGTCCCATAAGATCTGAGCCTGTGGGATTCCAAGGAAGTTATAGGCTGGTCTCAGAAGTAAAGGGGGCTCATTGTCAACCAGTCGAATAAGACGAGATGCATGCACCTCTTGCCCAAAAACAAACCAAGACTTTGGCTTAAGGTAATCATCTTTGAGCGGCTGGTTGGCGTTGTAAAAACCAGGCGAGACATTTACCGGATCAATGACAATAAATTTGACCGACTTATCCTCGCCAACCAGTTCTGCTGATTTGTCAGAGAAATTAAGAGGGAGCTTTAGAGCCTCTCCTTCGACTCCTGTGTCAACGAAAATGAAGCATCCTCCCATGAAGCCGACGAGGCTCAGGGCTTCATTAAAAAGCCGTCTCAGTCGATACTTGTTCTCCTGCAGATCTTGGAGCTGCTTAACGTTATCCGCCGATTCGTCTTCACCGCCCTCTACCTGAATCCATTCCCGGCACATATCATCCGCGACAGTCTGAATACAGGTGCGGATCATGCCGTTTTGGGCGATATTCTGAAGGACACCGTAACCGACAAACGATGTCATCGGGAACTGTCCTAGGTCCAAAGCGTGCTGTGTCAAAGATGCATAGTACGCGTTGAAACTCGAGCCAATCGCGGCATCGTTCGTGAAGCGAGACTCCTCTTTCTCCGGCTCTTTGGTGTTCAAAGTGATCGGAGGATAAAAGAGCGCTTTAGCATCTTCCGAAGAGAACGATGTTCTAGGAGGCACGAAGCGAGAGCCTGCCGCGTCGAGGATCTCTTGATTGATCTTTCGGCGTTTGTTTTCGTCCAGTTGATTCATGATTTTCAAAATCTAAAACGTGCCTGCTGCATCTGCTCTCGGGTCAGAATGACGCCTGAGCCGTTGCGGAAATAGTTCAATGCCTGAGTTGTGCTGTCCACCTGGTCATCGTGAGAACCTGCAGGAAACTCAAGCAACTCACTGACGTAATGCGGCACCCAAGGCGCTGCACTGTCTTCCGGAATAAAAACATTCCCTGCCTCAAAATAAGGAGTGACGGACGATGCCCGGGCCTCTTTCGATTCAGTGGGCGTTATCGGAACAAATCCCGAAACCGTAGATTTCAGCTCAGAGATCACCGCCGATCCGTTCGCCTTATCTTCAACCAGCTTCCGGACAACACGCGGCCACTTATGGGCAAGAACTCGGACCATCTCTTTTGTCTTCACAAAATCCCATTGGCCCCGTACTTGATCAAGCAGGTAAAAATTCGGTCCTTTTTTGCCCCACACTTGACCGACCACATAGTCGGAGTTTTTGGAATCCTTGAACGTCATATCCCACGACATGAGCGTATGGTCAAACTCTGGCGGAAGGCTTGTTGCTGTCCATCTTCTAAACCACTCGAGCTTGAATAAAGCACCGCCATCGGGAACCGGATGCTGCTGATACAGTGCCTCCCAGTCACGACTGCCGATCGTTTTCTGGATCTGCAGCAGAGTTGAGAGCGGATACCGCTCAGGATGCAGGGCTTCCCCAGCTTTGCGGTGCAATTCGTCATGCTCCGCAATTGCCGGATAATTCACGATCCGGAATGTATCTCCCTCTCCCATTCTCTGGATCAATCGACCAATCAGATCGTCTGTGTGCCAACGGGTGGCCATTACGATGACGCCTCCTCCGGGAGACAGTCGGGTGTATGCGGTCGATGTGTACCAATCCCAAATGGAGTCTCGAATAGTCTTAGAACCTGCTTGAGCTCGGTCTTTAATCGGGTCATCGATAATCAGGATATCGGCACCCTGACCTGTTATGCCCCCACCCACACCGCAAGAACGATAGGCGCCGGCATGACCAACAATCTCGAAGAGGTCAGAGGTTCTTATATAGGATCCCCGGGAGTTGGTACGCACTCTCGAATTGCTGAGCCGAGTATTCGGAAACAGGTCAAAGTATTTCTCATCATCTATTACGCGCTGAACATCTCTGTTGAAGCGCTGTGATAGGTCTGAAGAATACGATGTTGCGATGATTTGAAGCTCCGGATTTCTCCCAAGGGCAAAAGCCGGAAAGCGCCTAGAAACAAGCTCACTCTTCCCGGATCTCGGAGGCATCGTGATAATTAGCCGAGGAGACTTTTTGTCCGCCACGTCCTGCAGGAACCTGTCTAGCTCATCACAAATTTCTTTGTGTACCCAGCCGAGCAGGTAGTCAGGTTTTGTGTGCAATGTGAAGTAAGACAAGCCCTTTCGGGCCTTAGCTAGTCTGATCTCCTGTATCGTTGGAAGCCGCATTCACAATACCCTCCAGCGCGTCTAATTGTTCCAAGGTGAGCTTGCTTAGATCCAGCTGGTTAACCTTGTCGACTTTAACCGGCTCTCCATCTTTGCCGGTAATTTCCTTACGGTCAGTCTCTTTCCACCCACAGCGACTCTTCATGTAAAAAATGGTCGCTGCCGGATTTCCCTCTCGGATGAGAGCCATCAACTTGCCACCAACAAAGGCGTTGGCCTTAGCCTTTCCCTTTTTTATGGCGGTGGCAAAATTGGCAAAATCTTTTTTTCGATTTCTCAAGGTTCGATAACTAATCCCGAGCGCGAGAGCAATCTCTTCCTCGTTGTCACAAACCTGAGCCAGTTGTTCAACCTTCTCCAGATCAATCTGAATGCGTGGACGAGTCCGCTTCTTTTGAACTTTTTCTTCCATGCCTTCAACCTTCTTTTGGTTAACTGGTCACATCGATGATCTTCTGAATTAAATCCTCAGGTCCGAAACTCTTAACGAAATCCTGAACCTGCTCTTTGTATTCGATCGGAATTGAGAGCGTCAGATTAAAGCGGTCTGCCTCGGGCTCCTCTTTTTCCGGTTCTTCCTCTTCCTCAGCGGGTTCGGTGGTTCCACACAACAAAGCATTCAACTCTTCGTCGGAAAAACCAGTGACCGGCGCCAAATCTGTATCCTGCAATTCCTGCAGCTCAATTCTCAAGAGATCAATATCCCAACCAGAATTAAGAGCAATTCGATTGTCTGCGAGGATAAAGGCCTTCTTCTGCGGATCGGATAATCCGCTTAGTTCGATGGTCGGGACAACCTTAAGCCCAAGTTTTTTGGCCGCCTTCAAGCGTCCATGTCCGGCAATCACTCCGCCCTGTTCATCCACAAGGATAGGATTGTTGAACCCAAATTCCTTGATCGAACTGGCGATTTGATTCACCTGTTCCTCAGAATGCGTCCGGGCATTATTTGCGTACGGAATCAGGTCATTGACCGGCCTGTAGAGAATTTTGAGTTCAGATTCTTTCATAGTTTAAAAAAGGTGCGCCCAGCATTTTCAGCCGAGCGCACTCCAACCAACCCCAAGGAGATAGTTTGTTCAGGCGGTTTTCTCCGCCATTCTCGTCAGGAGAATTAGAAATCCAGCGGAGTGAGCATCTTCCCGTTGGGAATCTAGGCTTGCTGGATGTTGTAAATGGCTCGGTGCTTAAGCCCACCGAGAGGCTGTGCGGTTTGTCGATAAATGTTGTGGGCAACAATGGAACCGCTGAGAATTTTGACCGTCCGCCTGTTCTTTAATAATTCGATTTTGGAGTACGGAAGGACAATCGAAGATTTAGCGAACGGCCGAAAAACAAAAAGCCCCGAAATCGGAGCTCTTATGTAATCGATTGGCTTAGTCATCGCATCCTCTTTTCTTTGGATACACGGGCTCCTCCGCAAGGAACCCGTTCAGATTAAGCCTATCGGCGCCTGAGTATCACAGGCTTGAAATTGTCTTATTGACAATACCACACCGAGGCACCCATTGCAATAAATGCTATTTCTTAGCCGGTGCTTCCACTTCCTTTAATTCTCTATCCGGGAATCTCGTAACACTAACCACTCCCCTCCGGAGCAATGAGGCAGAGGCAACGTCACTCAATGTCATATACGCGGCCAACCCAGAGTTAAACTTGGCATTCTTCACGTTATGCACTGGAATGGTTTCTTTTCCATCACTCAAGAAGAGACTTATGTAATCGATTCCGAGGGCTTGATTTGTATCGTTCTTAAAGACTAACCGTACCTTCACATCCTTCGGACCATAAATCGTGGCTGATCGCGATAACTCATCAATCTTGGTTTTTATGTCTTTTCCAATAAAAACATTCATGAACTGATTGTTTTGAGAGGAACCGACGCAAATCTCATTGGCATTGCAATCCTTCAGCCCAATACCGCCCACTTTAAATGGAAGTTGAAACTGGGCAAAAGTGTCTATTCCGCTTCCTCTCTTGCACCCCAAATAAGTCGCATTTGGGAAAACGTAGTTAATTTTTTGCTTGGCCTCTAAGACAGAAGAACTTTCTAAGTCGCTCTTGTATTCTTTGCATGCCGGAACTTCAATATCCAATCGGGCATTCTTAATGACCGGAGCGCCAAAAACTTCTGAGTATGTGACTGGCATCGTGATTTCAGATTTGCATCCAGCCAATAGAAGAGCAGTCAGTCCAACTAGGACAGAAAGAGATTTTTTATTCATTTTTGATCTCCTAGGGTTTGTATGTAATTTTTAAATTTTATCAGGGCAAGTTGAGAAATAATCAGGCGAATATCCCATCTTTACCTGAGACATTCGCACTGTTTTCCCTTATTGTTTTTCTGCTTTAGCCTTTGCTGCTTCATAAGCTCTGAGCCTAAGGGCAAAGAAAACCAAAGATTCCTTAATCCAACCTTCTAGTTTTATATCCTTCACTTTCCAGATTTTCCGCCCAGCTCTACGCAGAGCATAATTATTGGAAAACACATAAAGGAGGATGATGTTTTTCGCCGTCTTAACGTTTAGTCCACCTTCTCCAATCGTCAAAAATTCGGCCCCTGGCACATCCAGGTATTGCCAAACCAAGTTGAGCAAGTCTGCATCTCTTTGGTCAACATTCATTCCAAAATCATCAGATCGATCTTCCGGACCGGAATAATCCTCAGAAAAATCCGTCTTATTTCTCGTCAGTGCGAGGGCTTTCTCTACTGCGTAGGCAATCGAGACGTTTTTAACCACGCGATCACGATATGCCCGGCGCCAGTTATCCAAACGAGGTCTGAGATCATCAATGAGTTTTTGTTCTGTTTCTGTCATCCAAGAGTCCTCACGTAGCTAAACATGCAGTAGAGATAAACAATGCCAAAGGTGGACAGCATCAGCGTTTTAACTTTTTTCCGGAGCTTATCGCGAGGTAGAAGAAAATCATCGATCCATTTCAAGCCCCATAGGATTGCAAAAGTCGCGACATAGACAGTCATAGTCCAAAAAACAATTCCCTCTGTACTAATAGGCCTCGACATTCCAACCCCCTCCCTCTTTCTTTGTTTTCGGCGTTACGATGAACAACGGAATCGGACACTCATCAGCACAGACTTTGCATTTAACTTTTGCGTCGTCAGCGAAGATTTTTAGAGAGCCCTTGACCTCGTGCAGCTCAAGCGTTTTATCCGGACGCATGACCAGAAAATCAGGCGTATACGAGCATCGGTTTGAGGCAATCTTCCACGTGAAGCGCTCGAACCAGTATTTGAGAATTAACCCGGCGTTTTTCTGTTGTTCCAGATAATCTCGATAGGCGCCCTCGGTCCGGTTCATTTCTCCTACTTTTAACCTGCCCTTTGCTTGTAAAAACCTTTTCATTTATCCCTCCTGATTGGATTTGTATTGTTTGGTTGAGTTTTTGGATGCTGTTTCCAGAACATTAGAGTTCCGTTGAGCGATGATCTGAGCGTGTGAAGGCCAACGTTCAAACTGCGAGAAGAAGTCTCTCCTGCGTTGAATTTGCTCGTCTCCTGCCTGCTCGAACACGGAGCATCGAGCAAACGAGACCGGATAGCACTCGATGCCGGCGCCTTTATCCGGATGGTGGCAGTAGATGTTCATGTCCCCAAAGGACTGTTTTGGAGGCAGATGCTTCTTTCCGTCTGGTCCTATCCAGAAGGCCTGAGCATGAATGCAGTAGAGGCAGCACCCGGTCATTCAGACTTTCTCCGGAAAGCGCAAACGAAACAGACTGCTACAACCATCGCCAAAAACGGCAAGCTGTAGTCGACATTCGATCCGTAGTAAGCGAACCATGCAAAGTCAAGGAGACTAAGAGCTCCTCCGGAACAACCAACAAGAGCGAGGAAATTGGCAAAATCGAAGTGCATATCGTTACCTGTCAAATAACAACCGACAAAACAACAAGAGCTCAGGTACAAACAAAAATATGGGATAGCGTCCATGCTCTAACTCCTTTTCAACCGATCGGTTAATTTGGTCTCCTGGCTAATCAGAAAAACAATCCTCACCAGTAGCCCAAAAAGCACCAAATTGATGAGCACCACCGGCGCCAAAATGATCATCAATAGCTGCCATGCACTCTCTGACATAAAACCTCCTAAAAATACGGTTCAGGAGCTGGCTCTGGCTGCGTTAGCTCGAGCCACGGCCTCACCGGTACACGCGTCCACGACGTGCAGAAATTCAAACTGGCGTTGTCTCTCCAAAGCTTGATAAACCCTTCCCAAGCCCCGTTTCTCTGCTTGCACAGGTTCAAAACAAAATCAGGCTTGGTGTCATCGACATCTTTTCCTTCTGCCTTCTTTTGCACCTTGGAGAAGTCACGAGCCAAAACGAAAACATTGAAGGCAATGTTCGTGATGTTGGAGCTCCCTTTGATTGAGTCTTTTGAAGCTGAATCAAAGACGGAGTAAGTTTTTGAACTGGCATCGCCACGCTTACGGCAATGGGCCACAACGACAATGTGGACATTGTTGGTCCGGGCAAACTCCACCAGTTTGGTCATCACATAATCGGTTTCCTTCTTGTCCATATCGTCCCTAACACACATCATCAGAGAGTCAACAAAGAGGATGTCCGACCTGTAGTCGCGGACGGCTGAATCAAGAAGGCGCAAAAGTTCGTCCGGAGAAACCTTTCTCTGAAGGTCACAAATTCGCATTCTGGAGGCGAATTGTTTGAAAAAGAGGTCAACGTCTGGCTCTCCAATCATCCGTTTCTCAGTGCCGCACACTGTCTGCATGAGCATTCTTTCGATCGTCCGTACTGGAGCCATTTCAAACGAAGCTATGTAGAGAGAAGCTCCACAGGAAATGAGGTGAAGTCCGATCTGCCCAAGCAGCAGAGATTTTCCGGAACCGTTTTCGCCAGCCAACACCGTCAGTTCTCCGGGTCGAAATTCAAAATCGATCGGTCGACCGATGCAGCCTTCATTGGTTTGCGTGAAGGGAAGCGTGAACTTGGCAACATGAGTCTTCTTCGCGTCCAGATAGTTCTGGAAGTCGTTCTTAAACTCAAGAACGTCCTTGTTGATGAAAAACTCAGGGGGCTTGTAAGCCCTACTCTCGTATTCAGACAGAGAAGTTTCTATTTCTGCCCCGCCCGTCGGATCGCCCCAATAGCCATCAAGCTCAGGCGAAACGCTTGTATTTTTTGGATTCATAGTCAAATTTCCACGCAATCAGTTGTTTGTTTTTGAACATCACCGAAACGATGACGGCGGCGGGTAGAGCTTTAGGGATTTCAAGCATCCATCGGCGGACGGTCTCTCTGAGTTCAGGCGTATCTTCAACATCGATAAAGTCGATCAGAACAGTCTTCCCTCTTAGGAATTCAGCCTTTATGTGGTTTGGTTCATCGCAGAACGAAAACAACACCGTAGGAACCTGAGGCCGTCTTCTGGGCAACACCTCGATTTCATCTTCGTAGATCGCATCAGCCTGATAGAGAGCCAGCTCACTGTCAGTCAGGCGAGGGAAAAAGACCAACTGGGTAGTCGTAAATGCGTCCGGATGCTCGTAAAACGTTCTACCCTGATCGTCTCGAACAACGGCAGCAGCGGCAAACATCATTTCTGCTCCTTATGGTTCGGGAGGTCCTTAATGTCGAATGCATTCATTCCCGCATGGAGTTTTTCGATGAACTTGTCTCTGGCGCCGATCGAATACGTAACCGGAGGAAGTTCTTTGTTGTATTCGGCAGCAGAGACCCAATGAGCATTAGGATCTTTCCAATCATCTTTAACCCAATCAGCCTTGAAGCCTGTCCAGTTGCGGACCATCATTTCATTGATGACCTCTTCCAATTTCCAGCCGGCGGTTTTAGCTTCCTTGCGAAGAAGTGAAACCACTCTTTCCGTTACCGGCGCCTTCTTCTGCTTTCGGTAAGCCAAAAAGTCCTGCCAAAACTCGTCAGTCAATTCCTCAGGTTTCTGGAGGCGTTGTGTCTTGACTTCCTTTTTTGGCTTCGGTTCAACTATTTCCTTTTTGGAAACACTTGCCTCCTGCTCTTCAAGCGGAAGTTCTTCCTCAATGGCTTCAGTTTTTAGAGAAACTGGTTTTTCACACTCACGCCCCGCGAAATTTTCTGCAACTGCCGACTGTTTTTCGCTCTTTTCGGTGTGTGTATATATTTCCTGTTCCTGTTCCTGTTCCTGGATGCGGGATGGTTGCTCGTTGACACGTAAGATGGCATCCTTGATGGCATCCATTAGGTCATTGGGGATGGCGTTTCTCATGCCAGTAGACAAGCTGTCCACAAAGGCTTTCAGGCTTGCAACGTGCCTATCCAACAGATCACATTCGGGCATTAAATCGATCAATTCACGCCAAGATTTGAATGCGTTCGGGGATGACGGTGCGTTGTACTTTAGGAAGTTGTTTATGACCATGAGCCCTGCCTTCTCGTCAGCATCAATCATTCCGTTTAAGGTGACTTCTTGGATGGCATGTGACATGGCATCTCGTTGCCATCCCAGCTCATCGGCAAGATTTGAGACTCGTGTCCGAATCGTTCCTATTTGCGTGGTGTCCGGATGCGTCAACAGCAGGATGAATACCAGCTTTGCGTTGTCTGACAGTTCTCGAAACTTCCTGTCATTCCACATTCGGACATCGATTTTTCTATAGCGAGCCATAGTATTGACCCTTTTTATTTCAACACTTTCCAAATTGGCAAAGCAGGGAAACGCAACC